CCGGCAACCTCACCAGCTGCGCCGCCAGCCGCGCCGCCATAGAACGCGCCCACGCGGTCCTCGGGGGCAAACGCAGCGGAAGTTGCGCCGCTGGCCAGCGCGGCGCTGGGCAGTCGACCGGCCACGAACTGAGCAGCCTTGGGCAGCATCTGGCCGGCAGCCATGATGGCCTGCTGTCCGCGAATGGCCGGCGCAGCCATCATGGCCGCATCGGCGGCGATGTTGCCGACCGTAGCGGCCGTGCCGCCCTGATTGGTGAACGCCTTGCCCTGCTCAAGAAGTGCCTTGTCCTCCGGCGTCAGGTCGGTGAACATGCCCTTGAGGCCAAGCGCGGCTCGGTCCCACGCCACCTTGGCACCACCCAGGCCACGCTCAAAGGCGCCCAGCTGACTCACATCAGTTTGCTTTGGGGCAATCAAATCAGAAAGCGATTTCTGGCGGCCCGTGTTGTAGTATGCGGAGGCCTGCGCAGCTTCTCTTTGCTTGCGCACCTCGCCAAGATCTTGAGACGCCAGGCGGCGCTCAAGGTCCTCAAGCCGACGCAGTTCCTCAAGCTCTTGGCGCGGATCCATCATTGCCTCCCGTGCTTGGCGCGCAACTTAGCCAATTCTTCCATCTCGGCCGGGGTCAACCCGCCAGCGCCAGGGCCAGCAGGCGCATCGCCAGATCGAGCTTTTGCAGCACCCTGAACGCCCGGGCTATAGCGGCCGACCTGCGTTTGGGCCCAATCGCGCGCAGCCTTGAGCTTGCTGATCAGCATCTCAGGCGGGTCGGACGGGTTTGGCAGGAACGTGTTGGCGCGGGCCTGCTCGCCCATCGACAGCGCAGCGCCATACAGCTCGTTGATCTCCTGCGCAGCCTGGCGCAGCACGGTCGACCTGGCCTCAAGCTGCTGAGGCGTCAGGCCTACGGCCTTGGCCGCATAGCCCTGCACCGCCCCCGGCATTGTGGCCACAGCAGCGCTGCGCAAACCAAATGCGTCAGGGTTTGCTTCCACCATGTCAACCAGAGTGCTGGCCCGGCGCGCGACTGCGGAAAGATCGCCCGCTGCCGTCACTTCCTTGTCGAACGTGGCCTTGGGAATCATCGGCCCTTGGTACGGGGTGTAGTTGGGCGTGCCATCCGGTTGCACGCTCAACAGGTAGCTGACGCCGCTTCTGGTGTTGGTGACGACCTGCTGGCCTTGCGGAGTAAACCCCGCCGGCGAGAAAGATCCGACTTGCCCGCCCGCCTTTTCTGCGGCGCGCAGATCGGCAATTCGCTGCTGCAAACTCAAGCCTTGCTGCCGAAAATCGTTGGCAATTGCGTCCTGGCGCAGTCGGTCCTGGCGGTCGCGCTCATCGCGCGTCTGCCGGTCGATTGCCGTCTCCATCATCGTGGCCTGGCGCTCCAGGGATGCACGCCGCGCATCACGCGAAGCAAACGGGTCCTTGATGTACTGGCCATCGGGCGTGAGCATGCCGGCGCCGAGCTTCATCGGCTCAGACGCAGCCGCCGCGCGTTTGAGGAACTGCGCCTGCACCGGCTGGAAGTTCTCGCCGGCGTACTGGGCCGCCAGCGCGTTGAGCATGGCCTGCTCGCCCGCCTGGCCCTGCTGCTTGGCGAAGGCCTGCAGCGCTGACGTGTCGACCTCCTGGCCCTCCAGCTTGTCGAGCTCGTTGTACACCTTGCCAAGCCGCTGACGCATGCTCATGGGCAGCGCCTGGCCAGGCTGCACGCTGCTAGACAGCGTGCCACCGGCCGACTGCAGGGCAAGCGGCAACATAGAGCGCTTGCGCAGCTCGACGTCATCTGCAAAGGTCAGCGGATCCATTTCACATACCCCCGCCGTAGTCGCCCGTGTCCATCTCGCCGGTGATGTTGGTCAGGCCCAAGCGCTTTCGGCGCTGCATCTCCTGCATGCGACGCAGCGTCGAGCCCTGGCGCTCGTTCATGCCGGCCATGGCTGAGTCCACGCCCTTCTGCTGCTGCCCGGCCATGTAGGCCGTGCCCATCTGCGCGATCGCGTTGGCGATGCCGGGCGCGACGTAGTGCTTGCCCACCATCTGGCCCTGCATGGGCTCCATGGCGCGGCCACGCAGTGCGTCGACCATCGCCTGCTTGCGGCGCAACTCGTCCTGCTCGGGGCGCATGGCGCCCATCTCCAGCAGGTAGTCGAACATCAGGTTGTCGTTCATTACAGGCCTCCGTAGTTCACCATCAGGTAGCCGTTGGCGTGGCGCTTGACCAGGTCAGGGCGCACGCGCTCCACCTCTTGCGCGATCACACCGCGTTGCGGCATTCCCATCATCGTGTAGTCGTAAATGCCAACACCGATCGAATGAGTGCCAACCCGCTTGAGGTTGGACTTTAGGCGACGGTCGGAGAACATGAACGCGGCCGAGCCGAGCTGCGCACCAGCGCCCAGCAAGTTGCCGAATGCGGCGTTCTGCGCGTTGACAGCGCCTAGCGCGGAGTCGTAGCCCATCTGCGTGGCGCCCAGGATGTTGGGCGTCTCGGAGCGCTGCGCAGCCGCGAACGACGGCATGTTGGGCATGCTCACCTGCTGGCCCGACAGCAGCGCGTTCATCTCGTTCAGCGACATGCCGCGACGCTGCATCTGCTCGGCGATCGCCTGCTGGCGCAGACGGTTCTGCGCGTCGGCAAACTGCTGGTTCAGGCCGAACTGCTGGCCGATGGCCTGGTTCTGCGCCTGCATGCGCGCCAGGTCCAGTGCCTGGGCCTGGCCCAGCGCCTGGTTCTGGAACTGCGCAGAGCCCAGCCCCTGGCTGTAGTCCTGGCCGATGGCCTGGTTGCGGAACTGCCCGGCCTGCAGGCCTTGGTTGAACGCCTGGTTGGCTGCCTGGTTGTAGAAGTTGCCGCCGGTGACGTCCTCGTTGAACGCCTGCTGACGCGCACCCATCTGCATACCAAACAGGCGCTGGGCCTCGTTGCCGGCCTGGTCAAGCGCGTTGAAGCGCTCGTTGGCCTGGCGCTGCTGCAGCTCGGTCAGCGCGCGGTTGTAGGCCTCAGATCCCTGCGTGAAGCCTTGATTGGCCAGGCGCGTCTCGAGCTGTTGCTGCTGGTAGTTGTGCACCGGCTGCATGCGCTGCATGAGCTGATCAGCCACCCGGTCGCGGTACCCTGAATCCACCTGCGGCAGCATCGGGTTGTCACCCGTGTCCAGGCCGCGCTGCAGCGACTCGGTCTGCACATTACCCTGCGGACGGCCAAAGCCGAACGCGGTCGTGATGCCCGGCGTGTAGTCGGTCGTGCGCGTCTGCAGCGGCTGCGCCATGTTGGCCTGGGCCATCTGCGGCAGCGACTGATAGTCAAACGGACGCGAGTATTCGCCGGCCACGCGATCCATGAAGCTGCCAGCCAACTGCGAGCGCTCGTTCTGCAGGCCGATTTGCGCGTTGAGCGCGTCCTGCAGGCCAGGCGCCAGCGTGTTGTTCTGCGTCCAGGACGTAACCGTTTGACCCGTTGCAGGGTCAGTCGTCGCCGACGTGTTCCAAGACTGCGAACCGAACGGCGTGTTGATCGTCGGCCGGTTGGCAAAGTTCTGGATGTTGGTCAGCTCCTTAGAAGCTGCCGCCTGCGTGTTCGCCGCGCCGATGTAATCAGGCGGCGGCGGTGCTGATCCTTTTCCGCCCATGAGCGTTCTCCTTGATCCAGCGGCACTCGTCGTGCCGCATTTCAAACATCACACAATCGACTGTCTCGGCGATCCTGCGGAAGCCCAGCTTTTTGTTCATGTGCAGGGCCTCGTCCAAATTCTTCGGGGTCAGGCCGTACACAGCTTCCATGCCGCATTTTATGAATGGATACTCAAAGGCCGCCCGCCACAGCTTGCGAGACAGCGCGTGCTGCCCGTCAAACGCGACGTGCATCCAGCACGAGGAAATCGTCCAGGCGTTGTACGCGACCGCGCACGCGATCGTCCCGTCGTCCCGCATGCACCCGATCGTGCGCACGTCGGTGCTCCACGGCAGACGCGTGCGCTTGTTGATCCACTCCCAAACGAGCGGATACTGACCGGGTTGATCGGTGACGAGGTTCACACCAGTCCCGCGTTGTAAAGGGCCAAGGCCCGATCGAAGTCGGCGTCGCTGACGCCCAGCTTGGTGGTCGCGCCCTGCCGCGTCTGGTCGACATTGAAGCCCTGGCCGATCGACTCAGAGATCGCTGTGGCTAGTCTCTTATCCAGCGCACTGTTGAACTGCGCCTCAGTCGCGCCCAGCTTCTCCATCGAGCCCTGCTTGGTCAGCGGGATGTTGAACCCCTGCTGATACGACTCATAGATCGCCTGGCCAAGCCGGTCGTCTAACGCTTCGTTGAACTGTTCCGGTGTGACCTTGTATTGAGACTGCAGGCCAGCCTGGATCTGCGGCAGCCTGTAGCCCTGTTGGTACGACTCAAAAATGGACTGTCCGACTTGGTCGTTGGTAAACGGCTTGAGCGGCGGCGCCGTCATGGACGGCATCTGCGACAGCGTCGGATTAAACAGGTTGTTGCCGAACTGCATGCGCCGGCCCATCCCCTGTCCGTTGGGCGCGTTCTCAAACATCGTCACGCCGGGGTTGTCGCCGCCCGCGGGTGAAGAATTGCGCAGCGTTTGAATCAGGTTTGACTGGTACTGCGCGGGAAACTGCACGCCGCGGCCCATGAACTCGTTGACGCCAGCCTGGTTGATGTCAGGAAACGCGCTCATCAGGTCGCCCTGCGTGACGTTGTAGTTGGCCAGCAGACTGTTGAACGGCGCGAAGTCGCCGCTTTGCTGAGACGCCAAGAAAGTGTTGCCAAGCTGGCTGCGAACGCTGTCGTCCATCACATCACTCCACCAGTTTCAAATAGGACATGCGAGCTGGTGAACACCGTCTGCGGCACGCCGCGCACCTTCATGCGCAGCGAACCGTAGTAGCCCAGGCCGTTGGTGCCGGCCCAGCCTTGGTACGTGTTCTGCCCCGCCCACGTCGCCACGTTCCACACCGCCGCATCCCACACGCCGCTGTCGTCAGACAGGTAGAACGGCGAACCGCCCACCGGCGACAGCTGGAACTGCGTGTTGATCACGAGCTTGACAGAGGGCGCCGACAGCGCAATGAAGATCGGCCGCACCATGCTGAACTTCTTGTTCTGCGCCGGCGTGCCAAAGTGCGAGAACGCGGTCTGCACGTCACCCTCGACGTAGTTGCCGCCCGCGCCCACGGTATCCACACCGTCGCGGTCGCCAAACAGGCCCTTACACGTCACGCCGTCGTCGGTGCCGAAATAGAGCTGGCCGCCGATCACTGTCGCGCAGCGCATCGGCATGCCAACAAATTCGCACCAGGCGCCCGTGGTGACGTTCATGGCGAACTGCCGGAACGTGCCGCCGTCGTTTGGCAGCTTGATCACCAGCACCTCGGACGACGGCACCACGAACACGTTGAAGTAGCGGTTGTTGCGCAGCTTGCGCACCAGGGGTGCGAACACCGACTGGATCTTTGACGCCGGGCCGCCGGCCTGCACATCCTGCGAATACTGCCCCGTGATAAGGCGCGACATTGGCACCAGGCCAAGCTCGCTGACGATCATCACGTCGCCGCCGAACGGGGTGAAGTAGCTGCCGTACTTGGGCACCGGGCCAACGTACCAAACGCCCTTCAGGTTGAACGTAGCCGCGCTGGTCGGGTCAGTCCCCTCCCACACGGCCACGTCGCCTTCGGTGCCTACAGCGATCAGGAAGTCATCCACCGAGAATCCGGCGTCGATCGTCCAGTTAAACAGAGCAGACACCGAGCCACCATTGCGCAGGATCGAGCCCATGGGAAACGACGTCACGGTGCCCGTGATTGCGTCCACGGTGTCCATGTAGCCGACGTTGGGGCTGCCCTCAAACGTAAACCAGACGCGGCGCTTCCACACGGCAACCGTGCGCACCGACGTCGTCATGCCGGTCACGGTGCCGGTGCGGTTTACCCAGCCGGAGGAGGTGCTGTAGGTCCAGTACCCGGCGCCAGGCGAGACAGCTAACAAGAAAGTGTCCGCGGCCGTCGAGAACTGCGTCGTCCACCAGTCGTCGTTGGTGCTGCCGGTGCCCGTCACGGCGACAACAGGCGCGCCGCCTGCGGTCACGTCGTAGATGTTGCCGTTGGCGGCCATGAACACCTTGTTGTTGGCCGAGTTGGGCGCGGTGTACGCAAACACCGAGTCGACGGCCTGCGGCACGCTGGCCACGGTCACCGCGGTTGCGTGCACCTGGTAACCCTTGCGCAGCTCCACGCCCTGCTGGCGCGGAATCATGTTGCTCAGCACCAGCGCGTCGCTCGGCTGCATCGCCGAGATGGGGTCGCGGTAGTTCAGCCCGCCAGTCGGCGCCGGGATGACAACTGACTGCGCAGTTTGTGCGGCGGCCGCCCTTCGCGGAGTCTTGGAGGGCTTGACG